GCGCCACACGAGACGCCGCGAATTTGGAGTGTCAATGCGCACTAGCGTCGCGCTTGCCGTTTCCGTCGCCGTCCTGGCCGCCGTCCTGGCGATTGTTTGGCTCACCCGGCACGCCTCCTAATTCGATTACTGGCCTCCAAATTCGATTACCGGGCGGTGCGCCAGGGGTGAGCTCGAGGTCAACACCGCGAGGGCCGAGCGATGACCCGAGGTCGTATGCCAAAGCCGGCGGCGTTGAAGCGCCTCAACGGCAATCCCGGCAAGCGTGCCATTAAGGAGGAACCGCAACCGGTCGGGCCGCTGGAAATGCCGCGAGGCTTAACCGGCGATGCAGCGCGCGAATGGGATAGGGCCGTGGCGGCAATGCCGCCGGGTTTCTACACCGCCGCCGATGCTCCCGGCCTCGCGGTCTATTGCCGAGCATGGGTGCAATTCATGGCCTCGAGCAAAACGCTCGAGCGCGAGGGGCTGACGGCGGTCGGCGCGCAAGGGCAAGCGATTGCGCACCCGGCGGCGTCGATACAGGCGAAACAGGCCGAGCTCATTTTGAAGGCAAGCGACCGGCTCGGAATGTCGCCGGTCGCGCGGGTGCGGCTGGCGACGCCGGCCAAAAAGGACGCCGGCAAGTTCGAGGGGCTGCTCGGCGGAAAGCCGCTCAAGGTCGTAACCTCGAGCGAGCGCGCCGCGTAATCGCGTTTATCGAGGCGCTGACGGTGCCGAGCGGCGCCGGCGCTGGCGAGCTAATCCGCCTTCGGCCGTGGCAACGGCGGTTTATCCGCGACGTGTACGCGCCACAGTACCGGGACGGCGCGCGTATGGTGCGCCGGGCGGTGCTCTCGATAGGGCGGAAAAACGGTAAGACCCTCCTGGCCGCCGCGTTGGTGCTGGTGCACCTCGTCGGGCCCGAGGCCGAGCGCAACGGCGAGATTTACTCGGCGGCGAATGACCGGGAGCAAGCCGGGCAGGTTTTCAAAACCGCGAAACAAATGGTCGACGCCGAGCCCGAGCTCGCCGCGCTGCTCAACGTGGTGCCGTCGACAAAATCTATCGCTTGCTACGGCAACGGCTCGTTTTACCGGGCGCTCTCGGCCGAGGTCGGCACGAAGCACGGCCTAAACCCGACGTTCGTCATTTTCGACGAGCTCGCGCAAGCGAAGAGCCGCGACCTTTACGACGTGTTGGATACGTCAATGGGCGCGCGGGCCGAGCCGCTGTTTCTGGCGATATCGACGCAGAGCAACGACCCCGAACACATTCTCTCGAAACTGATCGACGACGGGTTGAGCGGCGAGGATCCGACGACCGTTTGTCACCTCTACGCCGCACCCGAGGAATGCGACCTACTCGACGAGGCCGGCTGGCGCGCGGCAAACCCGGCGCTCGGCGATTTCCGGTCGCACGAAGAGCTCGCGGTGCTTATGGCGAAGGCAAAGCGCCTCCCGGCCGAAGAGCCAAAGGTGCGGAACCTCTACCTAAACCAACGGGTCGCGCCGACCTCGACGCTTATCTCGCGGGCCGATTGGCTCGGGTGCAAAGGCGATGCGGCGTGGCGTCCTGGCGAGCCGGTTTACCTCGGCCTCGACCTCTCGGCGAAAGTCGACCTTTGCGCGCTGGTGGGCGTGTCGGCCGAGGACGGGAGCCGGGTCGCCGCGTGGTTCTGGAAACCCGGCGATTTGCTCGAGGAACACGAGCGCCGCGACCGGGTGCCTTACCGGCTCTGGCACGAGCAAGGCCGGCTCGAGGCGGTGGCCGGGCGGTCGATACACCCGCGCGCCGTGGCGCTGAAAATCGCCGAGCTCTCGTCGCAATTCGAGGTCGTCGGGCTGGCCTATGACCGGTGGGGAATGGCGAACCTGATGCGCGAGTTCGACGAGGTCGGGCTCGAGGCGCACCCGTTCGGCGAACCCGGCGACGGCGTGCCGCTGGTGCCGTGGGGCCAGGGCTTCAAAGATATGTCGCCGGCAATCGACGCGCTCGAAACGGCGGTGTTGCACGCCGAGCTCGTGCACGACGGCAACCCGGTTCTGACGTGGAATATCGGCAACGCGATTGCCGTCACGGATCCGGCCGGCGGCCGGAAAATCGACAAGAGCAAGGCGAGGTTTCGGATTGACGGCGCGGTCGCGCTGGCGATGGCGCTCGGCCTTAAGGACCGCGAGCGCAAACCCGAGGAACCCGAATACCGGCTCTTGTTCGTCTAGGGAGGCGAACGCATGGCGACGTTGTGCGCGCCGCCTTGGGCGCGGCCGGTCGTGCGCGGGTCGCGCGTCGTCACCATTCCGCGCAAAGAGGCGCGGCTCGTCGCGGCGCTCGGTAAGGCGCGCAACGCCTACAGCAACGGCCAGGGCTGGAAACCTCGCGCCGGGCAATCGCGGGCGAAAACCGAGGCCGACCATATCCTCGGCGCCTATGGCGAGTACGCGGTGTGCGAGGTGTTCGGGCTCGATTGGAACGTCGACCCGACCGTGCGCGCCCGGTTCGACGTAGGGCCGCTACAGGTGCGCACCCGCTCGCTCCAGTGGCACGAGCTATACCTCTACACTGACGGCTCGGACTGTCCCGACGACCCGTTTGTGCTGGTGACCGCCGAGTTTGCGCCGACGTGCGTCGTGCACGGCTGGACCTTTGGCCGCGAGGCGATGGTCAAGCGATACCGCACCAACTGGGGCCGCGAGGACGTTTTCGCGGTGCCGCAGCGCGACCTCCACGAGCTCGCCGAGCTACCCGCGCTCTTTCCCGAGCTCCGCCTAGCGCCGCGCTAGCCAGCCTCCCGACCTTTGAACGAAAGGGCCGCGCCATGCTCAATCGCGCGTATGCGATGCTCGAGGTTCGCTCGGCGTCCGAGGTCGGCGACGAACGGGTTTTCGAGGGGTGGGCGACGACGCCGGCAACCGACCGGCTCGGCGACGTGGTCGACCCGCTCGGCGCCAAGTTCAAAAACCCGTTGCCGTTGCTGCATCAGCACGACGCCGACCGGCCTATCGGCGTCGTCACACTGAAAAAGGCGACCGCTGACGGTATCGAGTTCGTCGCGCGTATGCCGAAAATTACCGAGCCGGGCCCGCTAAAGGACCGGGTCGACACCGCGTGGGGCGAAATCAAAGCCGGCCTCGTGCGCGCCGTCTCGATTGGTTTCACCGTCCTTAAAGGCGGCGTCGAGGCGCTCGCGGACGGCCTCAAGTTTACCGCTATCGAAATCGTCGAGCTCTCGGCCGTGACCGTTCCGGCCAACGCGCAAGCGACGATTACGAATATCCGCTCTTTCGACCTCGGGCTCGCCGCGACCGGCGAACGGCCCGGCGTCGACAGCACCCGCCCGGCGTCTCGGGAAATCCCTCAAACCCGAGAACGAAAGGCGACGGCTATGCCTCGCACCATTTCCGAACAAATCGAGGATTTCACCAAAACGAAAGCGGCCAAGGTCGCTCGCATTGGCGAGCTAATGACCAAAACCGGCGAGAAGGGCGAAACCCTGGACGCCGCCGAGGCCGAGGAATTCGAGACCCTTCGCGACGAGCTCGATAGCATCGACACGCAACTCGAGCGGCTGGCCTTCGCCGAGCGGGTGCAAGCGACCTCGGCGACGCCGATTGTCGCGCGCACGGCCGAACCCGGCCGGGTGGAACCGGTGCGGGCCGAGCCGGTCGTCAAGGCCGCCGAGCGGTATGCGCCAGGGGTGCGCATGGCGCGCGCCGCGCGGGTTATCATTCTCTCGCGGCTTTCGATGCAGAGCCCGGCCGAGCTCGCGCGGGACTACTACCCGAACGATCCGGCTATCGTGGACGTGGTGCGCGCGGCGGTGCCGGCGGCCTCGACCACAAACGCGACGTGGGCCGGCGCGCTCGTCGGTGAGGCCGGCGCTATCGTCGCCGATTTCATCGAGTTTTTGCGGCCTCAAACGATCATCGGTCGCTTCGGCCAGGGCGGCATTCCGAGCCTGACGCACGTTCCCTTCTATACGGCCTTGATCGGCCAAACGTCGGGCGGCGCGGGTTACTGGGTTGGTGAGGGCAAGGCTAAGCCGCTCACCAAGTTCGATTTTGAGCGTAAGACCCTGACCCCGCTCAAGGTCGCCAACATCGCCGCGCTGACCGACGAGGTCATTCGGTCGGCGAACCCGGCCGTCGAGCCGCTCATTCGTGACGCGCTCGTCGCCGCGCTTCGCGAGCGCCTCGACCTCGATTTCGTGGATCCGGCCAAGGCGGCGGTCGCCGGTATCTCGCCGGCCTCGATCACCAACGGCGTTGTTCCCATTCCCTCGACCGGCAACGACGCCGACGCCGTGCGCGCCGATATCAAAGCGGCGTTCTCGGCCTATACGGCGAATAACAATGCGCTCGCCGGCGGCGTGTGGATTGCGCCGAGCAACCTTGCGGCCTCGCTCGGCATGATGACGAACCTACTCGGTCAACCCGAGTTCGGGAGCGTCGACCGCATGGGTGGCACGCTCGGTGGCTTCCCGGTTATCCCGAGCGACTATGTGCCGGCCGACACCGTCATTCTCGCCAACGCGCCCGAAATCTATCTCGGCGACGAGGGCGGGTTCGCGGTGGATATGAGCCGGGAGGCGACGCTCGAAATGGATAGCGCGCCGACCGCCGCCGGCGCACCGCCGGCCGACGCGACCGGCTCGCTTGTGAGCATGTTCCAAAACAACATGGTCGCCATTCGGGCCGAGCGCACGATTAACTGGCTCAAGCGTCGGCCCGAGGCGGTCGTCATGCTGAGCGGCGTCAATTGGGGCGACGCGCCAGCCGGTTCGCTGACTGGCACCGAGGGCGCCTCTAACCGCGTAAGCGGCGGATCCGGCCGAGACCGCGTGTAGAGGCGCGGACGCGACCGAGCGCCCGGCGGGTAACTCTCTCCCAGAGCCCGAACCCGCCGGGCGCACCCTTCCCTTTTGGAGCGTGCGCCATGCCGCATTATCGAACCCGCGTGCTAACGGCCCGCGAGCGCGAGCTCGTCGACCGGCTGGCGCGCTATCCGCGTTACGACGCGCTCGTCGAGCGCCTGACCGGCGCTCCAGCCGCACCGCCGAAGCGCGGGCCCGGCCGCCCGCCCAAGGCGAAGGCCGACGAACCCGAGACGGTGCTCGAGGTCGCGCACGAGCCGCCGGCTAAGCCGGCGAAGCCTAGCGAACGCTAATGCGCCTCCCCGCGCTGTTCACGCGCGCCCGCCGCGCGGACGTTGAGCCGGTGCCGGTGGGCGGCGGCGGCTGGCAACGGATTTTCGAGAGCTATACCGGCGCGTGGCAACAAAACGTCGTGCTCGACCGCGACAGCGTCCTTACCTACTTCGCCGTTTATGCGTGCCTGACGCTGATTGCCTCGGACATTGCAAAGCTACGGGTCAAGCTCGTGCGCCAGGACGGCGACGGGATATGGACCGAGGTCGAGGCGGCTAGCCCATTCGCGCCGGTGCTGCGTAAGCCGAACCGCTATCAGAACCGCATTCAATTCTGGGAAAGCTATTTTCTTTCAAAGCTCACGCGCGGGAATGTTTACGTTCTGAAAGAGCGCGATGCGCGCGGCGTCGTCGTGGCGCTCTATATCCTCGACCCCGACCGCACGGTGCCGATGGTGGCGACCGATGGCGCGGTGTTCTACCGGGTCAACGCCGACAAACTGGCCGGCGTCGCCGGGCCCGAGGTGCTGATACCGGCGCGGGAGATAATCCACGACCGCATGAATTGCCTCTATCACCCGCTCGTCGGCACCTCGGCGATTTGGGCGGCGGCGGCCGGCGCCGGCCAGGGCATAGCGATACAGCGCGGCTCGGCGAAGTTTTTCAAAAACGCCAGCCAGCCGGGCGGCATTCTGACGGCGCCCGGCGCTATCTCGGACGGCACGGCGACGCGGCTTAAAGAGGCGTGGGAGACCAACTTTACCGGCGAGAACGCCGGCCGCGTGGCGGTGCTCGGCGACGGCCTCAAATATGAGCGCCTCGCGATGACCGCCGAAGAGAGCCAGCTAATCGAGCAACTGAAATGGACCGCCGACGTGGTGTGCTCGGTGTTTCATGTGCCGCCGTACAAAATCGGCCTCGGCACCATGCCGACGTACAACAACGTTCAGGCGCTCAACGTCGAGTATTACAGCCAGTGCCTTCAATCGCTTATCGAGGCCGCCGAGCTCTGTCTCGACGAGGGGCTCGAGCACCCGCTCGGCACCGGCACCGAGTTCGATATCGACAACCTCTTGCGTATGGATAGCGCCTCGCAAATGGGCGTGCTGAAAGAGGGTATCGGCGCTTCGGTGTATGCGCCGAATGAGGCGCGGCGAAAGCTCGACCTCCCGCCGGTGCCGGGCGGCGATAGCCCGATGGCGCAACAACAATACTACTCGCTCGAGGCGCTCTCGAAACGCGGTGCGCCGCCGGCGCCGGGGGCGATGCTCGCGCCGCCGGCCGAGGATCCGCCGGCCGAGGATGACGACGACCTCGAGCCCGACGCGGCGAAGCGGCTCGGCGAGCTCGTCGTCGCGCGGTTTATGGAGGCTCTCGAAAATGCCTAGCCTCGACGCGCTGGCCGGTGATCTGGCCGACAAACTCGCCGCGCTCGTCGCGCGCTCGCTGGCCGCCGCCGAGGCGCGGCTCGTCGCTAAGCTCGAGGCCGCCGCCGTCAAGGGTGCGGTTATCGACCGCGACGGCGGGCTCGTGCTGACGTTCGGCGACGGCTCGACGCGGACGCTCGGGCGCGTGGTCGGCCAGGACGGGAAAGACGGCGTCGACGGCCAGGACGGCACGCCGGGCCCGGCTGGCCTCGGGTTCGAGGATTTAGACGTGTCGCTCGACGAGGACGGCCGAACCCTGGTGCTGAAGTTCGAGCGCGGTGCGCTGGCCGAGGTGTTCGAGCTCGAGCTCCCGGTGTTGGTTTATCGCGGCGTGTATGCCGTCGAGCGGGTGTATCGGCCCGGCGATTGCGTTACGTTCGGCGGGTCGGCGTGGGTCTGCCATTGCCTCACGTCGACACGGCCCGGCGAGGGGGACGAGTGGCAACTCGCGGTCAAACGCGGGCGCGACGGCAAGAGCCTCGCCGGGCCGGCTCTTAAGGTTGCGGTCTGATGGTCGCGCTTGTCACTCAGGCCGAGGCGCTCCAGCAATTGCGGGTGTCGGCGGCCGGGCTCTCGGCCGAGGCGCTCGCCGACCTCATGTTTAAGGCGGACCAAGCCTCGGCGATTGTCGTCGACTATCTGAAATTGCCATTCGACGACGGCCCGAGGGTCGACCCGCGCATATACCCGCCGGTGCTGGCCGCACCCTGGACCGACGCGAACACGCCGACGCTCGTCAAGGCGGCAATCTTGATCGTGCTCACCGCGCTTTACGACGGGCGCTCGCCAGCCGACGAGCTCTTGTCGCCGGCGATCACCGCCATTCTGCATCGCTACCGCGACCCGGCGCTCGCCTAAGCCGGTGCGCGTGCGGATCCTACGCGACCGCCGTTTCGCGCCGCCCGAATACCGAGGCCGGGTTAGCGTGCACTACACCGCCGGCCTCGAGCTCACCGTGAAACGCGCATGGGGCGCGGCGCTCGTCGCGGCTGGCGACGCGCTCGAGCTCGAGCCGCCGCCGCGACCCGACCGAAAGGGCTAGCCGATGCTGCAAAAGCGCCAGCCGGCCTTAGCCGGGCTCTTGCGCGAAAGCGTCACGCTGCAACGGCGGACGCTCGACGCGAACGGCGACCGGCTCGGCGCATGGGCCGACGAGTTCGCGGCGCCGGCGCGGGTGCTGGCGCGGACAAGCGGCGAGGCGGTGCTCGCGCAACGGATTGCCGGCGTGCAACCCGTCGAGGTGACGCTACGCCTCGACCGGTTGTCGGCGGCGGTCGACACCGATTGGCGTCTCGTGTGGCTCGGCTGGAATTTCGGGATAACGACCGTCGCCGTCGACGAGCTCGCGGCGCTGGTGGTGCTGCTCGCGGTGCGGTCCCGTGGCGAAAGCTAGGACCGCCGCGCACGTCGAGAATATCGAGCGGCTGAAAGAGCGGGTGCTCGCGCTCGTCGGGCCGAAACACGTTGCGTTGCTCGCGGCGGCGAACCGCACCAACGCCGCCGAGTTCGAGCGGCTCGTGCGGGCGGCGGCGCCGCGCGGCGACGACGAAGGCGGTCACCTCGTCGACACGCTCGAGACCCGGCAAATCTCGCCGACCGCCTTTGAGGTGTCTATCGGCGACGAGGCCGGCGGCGCGCACGACTACCCGGCGCACCTCGAGTTTGGTCACCGGAACGCGGACGGCGTGCACGTTCCCGGCAAACCGTTTTGGTTTCCGTCAAAGCGGATCGTCAGCAAGCGCGCCCACAACCGGATTTTGCGGGCCGAGCGAGCGGCCATGAAGGCGGTCGCGGCGCGCGGGAGTGGCTCGAATGGCTGACCCGGCCGTCGCTTTCCACACCGCGCAAGATGCGGCGCTAAGAGGCTCGGCCGAGCTCGCCGCGCTGTTCCCTGGCGGCGTGGTGCGGATTTACTCGGTGGTGCCGCAGAACGCGCCTTTGCCGTTTATCCGCATCGGCGACGACCAAGTGCTCGAGGATAGCGACGAGTGCCTTTCCGGCTCTGAGATTTTCGCCGCCGTGCACGTTTGGACCTCGCCGGATCCGCCCGACGTGCTGCTCGGCCGGCGCATTGCCGGCGTCGTGCGCGCGACGCTCGTCGACCTCGTGCTCGCCGGGTTCGACCTCGTGCTCGGCGAGTTCGTCGACACCCGACACCTAACCGACCCTGACGGCTCGTCGCACGCCGTGCTCGGGTTCCGCTACCTCGCGACCGCAACCTTGGAGGTGCCTTAAAATGGCCGCTGTCAAACACGCTCGCGGCGTCAAGCTGCTCTTGAAGGTCGGCGACGGCGCCGTGCCTGAGGTGTTCGTCGCCTATTGCACGATCAATGCCGCGCGCTCGATTTCCGGTGAGGCCGCGACGAACGATTTCAACATTCCCGATTGCGACGACCCCGACGCTATGGGCTGGCTCGCTCGGGAAAAGGTGTCGCTCTCTTACTCGGTCAGCGGCGCCGGGATCCTGAACACACCCGACACCGAGATTTTCGCCGAGTGGTTGGCCGACCCGCTGCCGCGCAATTGCGAGATTATCGTCGACGTGTTGGCGGCTGACGGCGGCGTCGTGTTCGCCGGGGCCTTCCACCTCACGACCTTTGAAATCACCGGCGACCGGGGCTCGAAAATGGAAGCCTCGATTTCGCTCGTGAGCGACGGCGAAGTCACCGTGACGGCGGTCGCGGTGCTGGCCGCCGACGAGGCCGAGGCCGCGCCAGCCAGCCGGCGCCGGGCGGTTGAACCCGCGTGAGCCGGGGCGGTGAGCTCTTGCGCCAGTGGGGCGACGCCGAGCGGCGGTTTCGGCTCGGCATAGCCGAATGGCGCAAGGTGCAAGAGACGTGCGACGCCGGTCCCGGTGAAATCGCCGCCCGGCTCTCGGCATGGGCGGCGGTGCGGCAAGCGAACCCGCAAGCGTCGTTTCTACAGGTGCTCGCCGGCGGCGGTGTGGGCGCGTGGCGCGTCGACGACGTGCGGGAGGTGCTCTATCGCGGCCTTATCGGCGGCGGCCTCGAGCCGACCTCGGCCGGGCGGCTCTTGCGCGACCTCCACGACGAGCGACCGCTTATGGAAAATATCGACCTCGCGCTCGCGGTGGTCCTGGCGTCCCTGGTGGGCGCCGAGGAGGAACCGCCGGGGGAGAACGAGCGGGAGGCGGCGAGCGCACCGACGACCTCCCGCGCGGAAAACTGAGGTTCGCGAATTACTACGGCGCCGGCGCGGTCATGGGCTGGACGCCGGCCGAGGTCGACGCTTGCTCGTTTTGGGAATTCCTGGCCGCGCGCCAGGGTTGGCTAGCCGCGAACGCCGCACCCGAGGACGGGCCCGCGCCGACCGCCGAGGAACACGACGCGATGGTCGAGAAATGGGGCTAGCGCATGGCTACCGAAATCGACCGGCTGATTGTCGTTTACGACGCCAACGCAAAGCGAATGGAGGAAAAGCTCGACAAGGTCATTCGCTCTAATCAGTCGGCGGCGAAAAAGGTCGAGGACGCTTGGAGCGGCGGCACGTTGAGCGGCGAGTTTGGCGAGCTCGCGGACGCGCTCACCTCGACCGCGAGCAAAATCCCGGTGGTCGGCGGCGCGCTCGGCCGGCTCGGGCAAACGAGCCTCGTCGCCGCCGCGAGCGTCGGTGCGCTCGCGGTCGCGTTCGTCGGCGCGTCAAAGGCGATGGAATTCGGCGCGGACCTCGCGGCGACCGCGAAGGCGCTCGGGATCGGCACCGAGGCGTTGCAAGAGCTCGAGTTCGCGGCTGGCGAGGCCGACGTGCCGGTCGACGCCTTGCACACCTCGCTTAAGGCGCTCAACGGCACCCTAGGCGCGATGAAATCCGGCGTCGGCGACAAGCGAGTGAAAGAGGCTTTCGCCTTTCTCCGCATCACCGACGCCGACCTCAAAGGGATGCGCACGGCGGCCGACCTCTTGCCGGTTATCGCCGACCGCCTGCAACGGGTCGGCACCTATGCCGAGCAAGTTCAGATTACGAAAAAGCTCGGCATTGAGGCGCTCTTGCCGATGCTTAAGGACGGCTCGGCCGGGCTCGAGGCGATGGCCGCCGAGGCGCGCGCTCTCGGCCTCGTGCTCGACGACGCGCTCGTGCAAAAGCTGGCGACGGCGCAACGGCAAATGGACGTGGCGACGCAGGTTATCAAAACGAACCTGATACCGATTTTCGCCGGGCTCGCCGTGGAAATGGGCAAGGTCGCGCAACAGATAACCGAGCTCATTAAGTGGTGGAATGAGCTCCAAAAGAAACACGAGGCGGTCTGGAAGTGGCTCGACGAGCACGACCCGGCCGACCTCGGTCGCATGACCGGCAACTTGGCGCGGCGGGCGGCTGGCTTGCCGCCGGTGCGCGGGCCGGCGCGGTCGCACGCGCCAGGGCCGGCGACGGTGCTCGACCCGAATTGGGTTGATCCGCGCACGGTGTTGACCGCGATACCGAAGGCGGCGGCGGATAAGGCGAAAAAGCTCGAGCTCATTCCCATTGAGGTGCTCGACCTCGACGAAGCATGGGCCAAGTTCGACGCCGAGCAACGCAAGCGCGACATTTTCGAGCCGACGAAGCAGCTACGCGACCCGCTCTCGGCGGCCGGGCTGAGAACACCCGAGGAGATTTTCAAGCCGTACCTTGACGCGCTCGTCGATATGCAAATCGAAACCGAGGCGTCGCTTTACGACGGGATCCGGGGCGGGCTCGAGGCGGGGTTTCGCGACGGGTTGCCGGGTGTGCTGCGTTACCTACAGGACGCGCTCACCCGCTCGGTGCTCGACAGCGTGGCCGAGGGTCTAACCGACGTAGTGCTACGCAATCAAAGCAGCGGCGCCGGCGGCTTGCTGACGGCGGTCGCCTCGGCGCTGTTCGGCCGTAGCTATGCGGGCGGCACAATGTCGGCCAGGGCGGGTATCGCGCTCGTCGGCGAGCGCGGGCCCGAGCTCGTGAAATTGCCCGGCGGCTCGCGGGTAATCCCGAATTCGGCGCTGAACAATGTCGGCATGGGCGGGGGGCGAGGCGTGACGCAAACCCTCATTTTCGACAATCGCGGGGCGGTCATTTGGGAGCAAGCCGCCCGGCAAATGATGGCTTACGCCGACCGGGCGGCGGTGAGCGCCGGCGGCGCGGCGGTGCAAAGCGCACGGCGCGCGACACCCGACGACCTCGCCCGCTCGGGTTCTAGGAGGCTCGGCCGGTGAGCGTCGCCTTTCCTATCCTCCCGCGCGGCACGACGCTTGGCGCGCGGCTGGTGCGCTATGGCGGCGACCTCGTGTCGGTGCTCGGCGGGCCGACGCAGCGCATAGCCCGCCTCGGGTCGCGGTATTTGGTCGAGGTGCAATTGCCGACGCTCGACGCCGAGTGCGCCGGCCGCTGGCTCGGTGCGGTGCTACAGGCCGAGGCGCGCGGCGAAACCGTCACCCTGACCTTGCCGCAAATGAACCCTGTCGCCGGGCTGACGGGCGGCACCGGGACCGGCGCGGTGGGCGCGAGCGAAATCACCTATGCCGGCGCCGCCGTTCTACCCGGAACGTGGTTTAGCTTTTTTGCCAACGGCCGGAATTACCTCCACCTCGTCACCGCGCAAACCGCCGCCGATACCCTGGCGATATCGCCGAGGCTCCGCGCGGCCATGCCGGCGGCGACGCTGCTCGAGTTCGCGCACCCGAAACTCGAGGGCTATTGCGACGACACCTCGTGGTCGCTCGAGTTCGTCCGGTTCGTCGGCCACACGTTCACCCTGACCGAGAGCGCCTGAAATGCCCGACGACGCCGGCGTGCGCGCCTTATTCGACCGGTCGTTTGTGCTGATGTTCGCGACCGTCGAGGTCGCGTTGCCGGACGGCGGCGCAATCCGGCTGCTCGACGGCTCGGGCTCGGTCACGTTCGCCGGCCGGACGTTCGCCGGCCTCGACCCGCAATTCGGCGTGCTCGCCAGCCTCGAGCCGATTGCAGACGGCATGGGCGACGAGGCGCCAGGTATTCGGCTGACCCTCAACCCGCCGACCGCCGACGCCGCCGCGATCCTGGCGGGCCAGGATATGCAAGGGCAAACGGTGCTGGTGTGGGTGGGCGCGCTCAACACCATTACCGGCGTCGTTATTCCGGATCCGCTGCTCGTGTTCGCCGGCGAGGTTGACCAAGGGATTTTGAATGTCGGGCTCGGCTCCCGCTCGCTTAGCCTCGAGGTCGTTTCGGTGTGGGAGCGGCTGTTCGAGGATAGCCAGGGCGTGCGCCTGACGAACGCCTTTCACCAAAGCGCGTGGCCGGGTGAGCTCGGGTTCGAGTTCGTGACCGACGTTCAAAGGCAATTGCCGTGGGGCTCTGAGCTACCCCGGCCGATGGTGGTCAATGACGCACTCTACAACCGACCTTAGGTCGCCGCTCGTCGCGCGGGTCGCCATAGCGCAAGCCGCCGTCGACAACTTTCGCGGCCTCCCGTTCCAATGGGGCGCGAACGATTGCGCGCGGCTGGCCGCCTTTGTCATACGCGCCGCCGGCTACTCGCCGAACCTCGCGCAATTCGGCGACTATCGCTCGGACCTCGCGGCACGCCGCGCGCTGAAAAGGCGCGGGCTGAAATCGGTCGTCGGCTGGATTGATAGCGTGGCCGGGCTGGTGCGGATTACGCCGGCCGCGACGCTACCCGGCGACCTCATCGCCTTCCCTGGCGTCGGCGGGTGGGAGGGGCTCGCGGTGGTGCTCGGCAATGGCCGGGTGCTGGCGTTCACCGAGGCCGCCGAGCTCGGCGGGTGCGAAATCCTCGACGCGCACCTCGAGCTCGCCGTCGCCGCTTGGAGTGTTGCGCCATGCCGCAAGTCTTAGCGGCGGTCGGCGCGGCCATTAGCTACATCGGCGCGAGCATTACGGCGGCGACCGCCTCGGCCTCGTTTGCGACCGCCTCGGCGACAGCGGCGACAGCGGCGGCGGCTGGCGCGTCGGCCGGCGCGGCGTTCGCGGCTGGCGTGGCGGTGGGAAACGCGGTGTTCGCGGTCGGGACCGGCGTCGCGGCGCTGTTCGGCGCGTCGAGTATCGTCGGCGCGGTTAAGGCGTGGTCGACGGTGGCGCTGCTCGCCTCGACCGCGCTACGGCCGAGCGGCGTCGGCCGAGGCGCGGCCGGCACTCAGGTCGATTTTCAGGCCGACCCGCTGGCCGCAATTCCGCTGATGCTCGGCACGAGCGGCACCGCCGGCAAAATCATTCACGCCAACACGAGCGGGCCGAACGACAAAAACACCTCGCTCTTTTACCTCCTGGCGCTGACCGCCGGGCCGCTCGGCCAGTTCGTCAGCATGACCGCGAATGAGTGGCCGATAACGTTCGCCGGCGAGACGGTGACCGCGCCGCCGCAGTTCGCCGAAAACGCGATGCTCGTGCGCATCACGCCGGGGGCGAAGCCTGACGCGCAAGCCTATTACCCGCCGGCGCTCGACCCGGCCTTAATCCCTGAGTGGACCGACGCGCACCGGCTCTCGGGTGTGGCGTGTTGCTGGTGGCACCTCGTTTACAATCCCGAGGCGTTCCCGACCGGTACGCCGAGGCCGCTATTCGTCATTCAAGGGCCGCCGGTTTACGACCCGCGCGCCGATAGCACCTATCCCGGCGGCTCGGGCCCGCAACGGTGGGACGATGAAACGTCCTGGAGTTTCGCCGGCAACGACAACCCGTATCTGCAAGGGCTGACGTGGGCGATAGGCCGCCGGGACAATGGCGTGCTGACGTTCGGCGTCGGCGCCCCGATTGACGCAATCGACGTGCCGGCGTTCGTCGAGGGCGCGAACGTCGCCGAGGCGAACGCTTGGAAGGTCGGCGGCGAGGTGCTCTCGCACGACCGCAAATGGGACGTGCTGAAAACCATTCTACAGGCCGGCGGCGGCGAGCCGCTCAAACTGGCCGGCAAGCTCTCTTGCCATATCCGCACGCCTCGGGTCGCGCTGGCGACCCTCACCGGATCCGACGCGGTGGGCGCGGTCTCGATCACCGGCACCAAGAGCCGGCGCGACCGCTTCAATCAAATAATTCCAAACTACCGGTCGCCAGAGCACCGATACGAGGTCGTGCCGGCTGGCGCGGTCACCGTCGACGCCTATGTCACGGCGGACGGCGGCGTGCGCTCGCGGGAAGGCACCTATACGCTCGTGCAAGATGCGAAGCACGCCGCCGAGCTCGCCGCTTACGATATCCTCGACGCTCGCGAATTCGAGCCGGTGGTGTTGCCGCTCGGGCCGCAATTCCTCGGCTACAAGGCCGGCGATTGCCTCACCGTCGACGAGCCGGAATTCGGGCTGATAGCGCAACAGGTCATAATTCAAACCCGCGACCTCGACCTCGCGAGCGGGCGGGTGACGCTGACGTGCCGAAGCGAGACGCCAGGGAAACACGCCTACGCGCTCGGGCGGACGCCGAACCCGCCGCCGATACCCGGCCTCTCGCCGACCGACCCGACATTCGTCTCGCAACCGGCGGTCGGCGTATGGGCGGCGGTCGGCGGCGTCCTGGCTGGCGCGGACGGCTCGAGGGTGCCGGCGATCATTGTCACCGGCCACGTCGACGACCCGAACGTGCTCGAGGTGCTCGTCGAGTACCGGTTGCAGCTATCGCCGGGTGTGTTCGGCGAATGGGTGAAAACCTCGCACCCGCGCTCGGTGCGCCGGATTGAGCTACGGGCCGTCACGCCGAGCGGGTTTTACAATGTGGTGGTGCGCTATCGCTCGGTGCGCGGCGTCGAGGCCGAGCTCGCCCGCGACCTCGGGATTGTGCAAGCCGGCGCGTTGGTTTCCGGCGGCGTGACCGATATCGGCGGGCTCACACCCGGCCAGCTCGTCGACCAACTTAACGACGTGACGACCGCGACGGACTATTTCGCGACGCAATACGTCCTGGCGGTCGGCACGCCTCCCGAGGTCGCCGGGATGCGGATTGCCTCGCCAGCCGGCGAAGGCGCGGTGTCGAGTATCGCTTTCCTGGCCGACGAAATCGGGTTCACCAACGGCGCCGACCCCGGCGTTTACCCGCTGGCGGTGACGGGCGGGCGGGTCATTGCCACCAACTTTCAAGCCGACGACATTCGGGCGAACACGATCACCGTCGACAAAATCGTCAGCAACTCGATTGCGATTGCGACGGTGTGGTCGCAACCCTCGCTTTCGGTGCCGCTCGTGAGCTCGGGGCGCACCCGCGTTACCGAGTTCGGGGTGACGCACAACGGGCGCCCGGTCGATATCTCGTTTTTCGCCTCGACCAATTTCTCAGAGCAAAGCGGCGTCGCCTACTACCTGACCGCCTATGACGCGGCGAATAACCTGCTCTTCGCGGCTCCCTCAATCGTCGCCAACTCTGGCACTCGCGCGGCGCTCTGGCCTTTCATTTCGTGCACTTGGCTCGGCCGTTGGACGCCGCCGGCCATATGGGTTCACTACATTCTTGAAGCGATCAACGGGAGCGGCGGCGCGATGACGTGCACCTCGGCCTATATCCTGGCGACCGAGCAACGGACGCAATCGCTATGAGCGAGCCGCCGCCTCCCTATGACACCTCGACCGTCGTCGAGACCGTGCGCGCCGAAATCAGAGATAGCGCCGGCGCCGTCGTCGCCTACTTCGGCGGTCCCTTGATCGACCTTGCGGGCAACGTGCCGGCTGGCGGGTCGTATTCGATCATTGAGCCGCTCGACGCGCGGCAATGGCCGCCGATGACCAAAGCCGTTGACCCGCTGTCCGAGGATCCGCCGCCATGACGCCAGGAAACTACCCGCTCACCATTTACCGGGGCGACGACCATGCGTGGCAATTCGTGCTTTGGGCCGACGCCGGCAAAACGACGCCGGTCGACCTAACCGGCGTGACGGTGAAAGCGGAAATCCGCGACCGGCCGGGCGGGCCGGCGGTGTTCGAGCTCGCGACGCAAATCACGCTGCCTAACTTTGTCGATATGTCCTTTAGCGGGGTTTTTTCGCGCCAGTTCCCGGCCTCGGGCCGGTGGGATTTGCAGCTAATCGACGCTAGCGGCTGGACCTCGACCGTGCTCGCCGGCGCGGTCAAGGTGACCGGCGATATTACCGATAGCGACCCCGACGACGGGGCGCCGCTCGAGGTGCGCCGGGAGGCGGGTTATCTGACAGAGGCGGCACCCTAATGAGCGAAGCGCAAGCAATCGGCCCGGTCCCGGCGCCGGTCGACGTAATCGTCGGCTCGAGCACGATACAGCAGGTCGTGCTCGTCGAGGTGTTCGCGGTGCAAGGTATGCCGGGCCCGCCCGGCACGCCGGGTATCGCCGACGCCGCCGACGTTATCGCCGCGCTCGGCTACACGCCGGCCAACAAAGCCGGCGACACGTTCGGCGGCAACGTCGTCGCGCCGGCGCTCGTCGGCAACTCGCAAGTTTACTCGCCAGGGTACGGCACGTTTCAAACCGGCGTGTATCCGACCCCGACCGCTCGCTATCAACTCGGCGGCGACGGCGGCACCTATGCCGACGTGACATTCGACGCCGATAACCTCGCCCGGATCCGCTACGCCTACGCGAGCAAGATGCTCGTTTACTACGTCGCCAACGTGCCGGTGTTCAGCGTCGACCAAGCCGGCAACGTCATTGCGAAGGGCGCGATTGTCCCGAACGGGACGCCGGCCATGTTCGAGGCGCTCGGCGTGCCTTTGCCCGACCCTGACGCGCCCGGCCGAGCGGCCTTGCCCGAGCTCTCACCCGAGGAAACCCCGCTATGACGACCGCGACATACACCTCGCTCGAGGCGCTTATGAGCGCGCTTGCCGACGCCGCGCCCGGCGACGAGCTCTTGCTCGCGGCTGGCGCATATGCGGCCTTCGGCGGGCAAAACCTCCAGTTCGCCGCGCCCGGCGTCACTATCGGCCCGGCGGATCCTGAGAACCCGCCGACCCTGGCCGGCGCCGAGCTCGCCGATTGCCACGGCATGACGTTCCTCGGGTTCGATTGGCATGTGAACCCGCGCACCCTCAATGCGTGTCAGGTGTACGGCGGCGACCGGGTCTATTTCCGGGGCGGCAAATTCCAAAACCCCGAGGGGCTCGTCGGCGGCGCCGGCGTGCTGTTCCGCGACAGCACCGACGTTGAGTGTAGCGGTTTCGATTTCTCGGATATCGGCACGGCGGTTCGCATCAATGACGCGCGCAAGGTGCGGATTATCGGTAACAAATTCCGCCGCGTCTCAGGCGACGGCATTCAATCGAGCGGCTCGTCGGAAATCCTCATTCACCGCAACGACCTCGCCGATTTCATTACCGCCGAGGGCGATCACCCTGACGCCATTCAGTTTTTCACGCATGGCGAGCCCGACCCGCAAACCGATATCACGATCACCGACAACCTGATCGTTCGCGGCGTCGGCGGGGTGGTGCAAGGTATCTTTCTCGGCAACGAAAACGGCGTGCCGTTCCAGCGGGTCGTTATCACCGGCAACTCGCTATCGGGCTGCATGTGGAACGGCATTGCGCTCGGCATTTGCGAGAGCGCCTACGCCGCCGGCAATTTCGTTCAACCCTATGTCGATTGCGGCTCGGCGATTGTCGTCGACGGCGGCGCCGACGTGACCGTCGAGAACAACGTCTCCGGTATCACGCTGCTTAACCCGACGACCGACCTCGTCGTCGAGAACAACGTCACGCCGCCGACCGTGGAAATCGGCGACACCTCTGACCTCGAGCTCTGGCTCGTCGTCAAAAATATCGACGACCGCCGGCTGCTACTCTTGAAAGAGCTCAAGCGCCGTTACGACGAAATGGCCGAGCACCTTTCCGAGTGCGAGCTCAAGGTCGGGGCGCTTACCGGGCTGCTCGAGCACGCGCGGCGGATTGTGCGCCTCCTGGCTGGCGAGGCGCACGCCGACGCCGACCTCGTGGCCGACGCGCTGACGCTGATTAACGAGGCGGCCGAGAACCTGACCGCGTCTCTTGCCCGGCCGGTGCCGCGACCGCGTCAGGCGCTCGCCTAGCGCCCGCTGGCGACCCGCCGGCTAGGTGAGTGCCTCAGGAGGCTTGCGGGCCTTCCCTGGCCTTCTCTGCTCGTGCCGGGTCGACCTCGGCCGGCGAAAGGCGCGGGAGCAAGAGCTCGACCGCGCGGGGTATCGGCGCCGCGCCGGCGGACCAACGGCGCACGGTGCGCTCGTCGACCTCGAGGAAACGAGCAAAACCCGCCTGAGATAATCTCAGACGGGCGAGCTCGGCGCGAAGAGCCTCGGCGCTCATAGGGCGCGCTCGAATTGGGCGCGGTAGCGGCTCGGCACCTTTGCGGCGCGGCGGCCGAACGCATCCTCGAGCCACTCAGGGAGGCGGCCTTGCTCGACATACGCCCATGCGCGGTCAAAGCCGCCGGCTGCCTCGGCGTCGCGCACGAGCGCGATGCGGGCGAAGGCGCACCGGGCCGCCCGGTCGGCGGCCTCGGCGTAGGTGTCGGCGTGGTCAACGTCGACGATTTCGACCTCGTCGTCGTCGGGGCCTTCAAGGGTTTCGATCACCCATTCGTAGTGCACAGTCATGCGGGAAATTCCTCGGTTGGTTTGCGGGTTCAGACGGTGGCGACCGTAGGGTGACCGTAGCGGTGCACCGCGCGGTGACACCGAGGCACGGCGGCCTCGAGCGTGGCAATGCCGGCCTCCATTGAGGCGCGGTAGCCAGGGCTTTCCCGGCCAGCCGCCGCCCATGCCGCGAGCGTGTCGCGGCGGCGCTGCAAATTGGCGTGGATGATGTAGCGCCCGAGCACCAAGGCGAACGTCTCGGCCTCGGCCTCAGTCATGCGCGGCATGACGTAATGGAAATTGTATTGCTCGCACGTCGGCAGGAAGTTCGACCCGGCGTATTTCACGCCGGCCTCGTCGACGAGCACCATTTGCTTTTTGCCGCACGAGTACACCTCGAGGTCGAGGATCCGCACCGTGCCGGCGTTGCTCCAATTGGTGAACAACGTAACTTTTTGACCCTTAGTGAACACGAGAGACGCTCCGGTCGGCGGGCTTGATTGCCCTTCCGATTGAGCAAATATACCGGGCATAATGTCCGGGTACAAGCGCAACCGGAATAGGGAGTGCCGATTATGGAAACGCTGCTATTCGCGCTCGTCGTGCTGCTCGTCGTCGGGATCGTGTGCGCTATCGCCTACCAAATTCCCTGGCCTCCCGGCCTCGCGTGGGCGCGGTGGGCGGTGCCGGCCGTGGCGCTCGTTATCGCGCTGGTGGTGATCGTTCAGCGGCTCGGCGGCGTGGCCGCCTAGTGCAAGTGCCGGGCCGGTAAGAGGCTGGCGAGCGCGCCGCCGAGGCCGGCTTGTATCGGCATAGGGTAGAGCGCGACGACCTTGCCGCCTTTGCCGCGCACGATCTTTTGCAGACGGTTCGCGGTCAAACCCGAGGCGTCGACGACGAGCGTAAACACGCATTCCATTCGCTCGGGATCCGCCGCGAGGTCGCCGTGCTCGTAATTCTCGCCGAACGCGCGCTCGACCTCTTCGCGGCTCTTGCCCGGCGGCGTCGGCGCCACGACCGCCCATATCTCGGACCATATCGCGTATCGGGTCGCGCCGACGCTCGCCAGGAAGAGACGCAGGGCCCGCAACGTGGTGCGCCGCTCGTCGGCGGTGTTCCAGCCGCAATCGACCGCGACCATATCGCCGCCCGGCACGAATATGAGGCACCGAGGCACGACGCCGGCGTGCGGGTTGACCGCGAAGAAAGCGGCGTGCTCGAGCACGAGCTCGTCGGCAAGCGCCTCGAGCTCGTCGGCCAGGGTGTCGCCGCTCATAGCCGCCCGCCGATGTGCAACACGAGCGCGGCGGCTAGCAGCAAGGTCGCGCTGGCGTTGACGACGAGCGAGGCGGCGAAAATCAAAAGCAGGTAGCGCGGCACCGAGAGCGCGAATTCGGGAATGTCGCGGATATCGGGAATGTCGTGGACGGCGTTCATTGCGAGACCTCGTCGAGCTCCCCGCGCGAAAGTTCGCGCCGTCGCTGGCGGGCTGCAAGTGCTGTTTTGCGGGCGCTGGCCGGTCCCTCAGGTGCGGCGGGTTGCCGCACCAAACCGCACGAAACCGCACCGCGCCGCACCGCGCCGCAAACCGTTTGTGAGTGAAAAATGTGAGTGATGGGGTTTCCGGCCGCATAATTCCCGAACGAAAACAATCAGATAACGAGTATCTCGTTTTCTTTGGTTTTCACCAAATGGTGTTTGCGCACCAAGCCGCACCAAGCCGCAAAAACCGTTGCGTTTTCAAGGGCCGGGTTGACGGCGAGCCGCACGACACCGCACCAAGGCGCACATGCAATGCGCTCGTTTGTGAGTGCAAAATTGTGAGTGAAAGGCCGAGGACGTGGCGAAGAAATTTTACCGGAACGATTTTGAATTGAAAAAGGCCGTTGACCGCGCGCTTGCGGCCGGATCCGAGGCGACGTTCCCCATTCGCAAGGGGCTCTCTTGCGTGGTGCTCGACAGCGGCAAAGCGAGGTTCGTGCATCGGTTTCCGTGGGCCGGGGGATACCCGACGATGTGGCTCGACGGGTGCTACCCGGACGATGTGACGATCACAAGCGCCTTGGATTGGTGCGAGGCGAATAACCTACTGCTCGAGGACGGCGTCGACCCGCGCGCCGCGCGTGACACCGGCGCGACCGCTAACCCGACCCTGGCCGAGTATTGCCGCGCCAATTACGAGCGCCTCGCGCCGTTCGCCGACAAGGTCGATTACGGCGTCGAGCGGTCGCGGTGGATGTGCGATTTGACCAAGTACACCGGCACCCTCGCGCGCATGAAAATCGACGCCATACGCGCCGAGCACGTCGAGGCGGTGCTCGGCAAGTATTGGAAAAACGGTATCCCGCGCCCGACCGCGCGCCGGATCGCCGACCAACTGGCGAAGGTGTTGAAGCACCGGCACACGACGCAGCGTCGCAATGCGCCGTACTGGCAAAACCCGGCCGATTTCGAGGCGATGTGTTTCATTCTCGGCGAGGGCGAGCATTTCCACAAACCGCGCCCGGCCTTGCCGTTCGAGCTCGTGCCGGCGTTCGTGGCTGGCTTGCGCGAGCTCGAGGGAATGCCGGCGCGGTGCCTCGAATGGGTGATCTTGACCGGGTGCCGGGCGAAAGAGGCGACCGGCGCGCGGTGGTGCGAGCTCGACCTCACCGGCAAACGGACGTGGACGATACCGGCCTCCCGGCTGAAATCAGAGCGCCGCAAGGGCGAGGACGGCGCCCCGTTCGTGGTGCCGCTCTCCTATGCGATGTGCCGGCTATTGCAGCGCGTGCGCAAACACCGCGAGGGTCTCGACCTCGGCCCGAACGATTTCATCTTTCCCTCGTATGGCCGCGCCCGGTCGCGGGCTGGCGCGCGGGAGGCCGGGATCGTCCGGCGGCAACTGAGCAATCAGGCGCTTTGGTATGTGGTCAAGGCGCTCAACCCCGACATTTGCACGCATGGCTTTCGGTCGTCGTTTGTCGCGTGGGGCAAGTCCATTCCGCACCGGGCCCGGCCTCCCTTCCCGCTCGCGGTTATGGACCGGGCAATCGGCCACATGATCGGCGCGAAAACCGCCGCCGAGGAAAACGAGGCGCGGCTGTCTCAGGCGCTCGGGCGCTACGCGCGCAACGGCCAGTTCGGCGACGTATTCTTGCCCGAGCGCAAGCTCGTCATGCGCGAATGGAGCGCCTACCTGAACCCGAACGCGCCGCCGCGCTGGCCGGGCTCGCGGGTCACGCCGCCGGCCAAGCCTGAGCCGGTGTCAAACGTCACCGCTTTCCCGGCCGGCGAGGCGCGTCGGGCAGCTTAGCGATAAGCGCCTCGAGGTCGTCGCGGCGCACGAGCGTAAGGCGGCCGAGTTTCACCCGGCGCAACTCGCCGGCGCGAAAGAGGTAAAGCAACTTGCGCTCGGAAATCCCGAGCGTCTCGTGCGCCTCCCGTATCGTGTAGAGCGGTTTTTCGGGCGGTAGCAGGGTTGTGGCGGCTGGCATGGCAAGAGCCTTTACAGAAGGGCGGCGCGACCGGGCGGGGTGAAACCCGGTCGCGCCTTTCCTTTGCGGGCCGCCCGGCTTAGCGGGGGCCGGCGGGTCGCGAACCCGCAAGGGACGGCTAGGCCGCACGGAACGTAACGCCGTTCGCGGCGGCAAACTTGTAAATCGCGTCGAGCACCTCGGCGAATTCGCTTACCGATAGCGCGCTCGAGGACGTGTTCAGGTTCACAAACCCTCGACCGTCGAGCGCCGGCAACATGCGCGCGCCGCGCTGCATATCGGCCAGGAAAAGCAATTTCCAGTCGTCCGGCGCCAGCCGTTGACCGTGCCACGACACTTGCTCGGCAATGTCGGTGAGCGCCGCCCACATGGCCGCGTTCTGAGCCAGCGTTCGCTTGCGCGGGCTGGCGAACGTGACGCCGGTCCCGACCTCGGCGCCCCAAACCCAACTTTGCGCGGTGCGCCGCGCCGCGTCGTTTACGAGCCGTATCGTCGCCTGCGCCATACGTCATGCGGCCTCGCGTCCGTACTGGCCGGTAAGCCGCTCGACGGCCTCGGCAATCTCGGCCAGGAACGCCGACACCTCGGCCTCGAGGTCGAGAACGTGCGACACGTCGCGCTCGACCCGGCGAACGTGCACCCGCATCGGATCCGGCAAACGCGGATCGAACGAAACGTAATCGCACCAAACCCGGCCAGTGCACGCCATTTGCCATTGCATTTGTATCAGGTGAGACCCTGAGATTTTCGCGCCTAGCAGGGTGTCGATATGCGTCGCGGTGTTCGGGCATTTCACCTCGACGAGACCCTCGACGCCGACGAGCGCGTCGGGGCTGGCGCCACTCCAGCGGATTTCTGGATGGTCGACGAATTCGGCGGGCTCGGTGGCGAGGCCGGTGTGCCGCGTGTAGGCGTCGAGCGCCTCGGCCTCGTGGTCTATTCCCCATTGCATCGGGCCGTTGACGTAGTTCGGCGCCGGCTGGCCGGTGAGCCGCTCGGCTATGAGCTCGGCGCGGTAGTTGGCGCGCATCGCGGACGGCCCGGTTTTCGTCCTGGCGACGATATCGGCAATCCGGCTCGCGGTCGCCTTGCCGAGCCGTTGCGCATACCACTCGGGCGACCGTTGCTCGATCATTCCCCACCCTCGGCAAGCTCGTAATACGTCACCGGCGGCGGCTCGACGCGCCGGGACCATGCGGCCAGGGCGGCGCTCGGGCGCTCGGCGACCGGGCCAGTGGCGCCGCATCGGTCGCACATGCTCGAGGTCGGCCGGCGCACCGGCGTAATCACGTCGGCGCCGCCACAGAACGGGCAATGACGGATCATGGCGCGGCCTCGTCGTCGAGGTCGTCGAGCTCGAGCGGCCTAGCGTCGTCGCGCCATTGCTGGCCGGATCCGTCGCACGCCTCGCACCGCTCGGCCCGGTCGTCATAGGTGATATGTTCGCCGGCGCCGTCGCACGCCTCGCACCGGAAAAACGCGCCGGGCGGCGGTCGCGGCCAGGGGCCGGAAAGGCACACGTCACAGAGCCGGCCTAGTCGGGTGACGTTCCCGCATCCCTCGCAAACCTGACGCGGCCGGTCGTCCATTACCCGGCGTCTCCCACCATTTCGACGCGGCGGCGCTGATACAGGTCGTCCAGCCGCGCGGCGAGCTCGGGCGCCTCGGTGGCGCATTCGCTGCGTAGGTCGCCGCCGAGCGCCCATGCGCGGTCGAGGTCGCGGATCGTCTTAACCTGACCGAGCGTCGTCTCGAGCCGCTCGACCCGAACCTCGCGGCTCGGCCGTTTCGGTTCCTCGGGCGGCAACGGCGGGCGGCCGGGCCCGCGACCGACCGCACCCTCGCCGTCGTCATCTTCGCCTTGCGGCGCGACGACGAAAAACGATTGCAGGGCTTGCCGGCGGGCATAGGTGAGCGCCGAGCCGACGCCTTGCGCGTCGACCCGCGACACCGGGACCGAGTGCGTCGCGCGAAGCCATTGCGCCGAGGCGTGCAAGAGCCACGTCTCAACGTCGACGACGTTCGCGCCGGCGAACCGGGCGGGTTGCAGCACCGTAAACCCGGCGTTGTTCATCGCGGCGAGCACCGCGTCGGCAATCTCGGTGAGGCTGGCGTAGCGCGAATTAAAGTGCGGATTGGCGGCGTCGCGCGTGATTTTGGCTATGGCGCCTTGCGCACCGGGCAACGCCTTCGCGAGCTCGCCGATATCCTGGCTCATTTCGAGAAGCGCGTCGGTCATGGCGTGTCGTCCGGCCGGAAGGCGACGCGCCGGGCAATCCGGTTCGCGTGTTGCGCCAGGGTGCGAAGCTCGACGACGTTCAGGTCGAGCGACCGGGCGAACCCGTTTTCGTCGGTCACGGTGACGCGCGCGCCGTTCGTCGTCTCCCGCACCGAAACCTTGCCGCCGCCGGCGCCCGGCACGACGAGGGTTAGGGCGTGCCTCACAGTCGGGATCCGCGCGAAACGCGGGTCGACCGGCTCGGTGTCGAGCGTGACAAGTTCACCAGCCGGCGCGGGCGCGACCTCACGCATAGGCGCCGTCGAGGAATGAGGCGCGGCGGCGCGGGCCGTACCGAGCGACGAGCGCGGCGTCGATACAGGCTTTGCACGCCGCGACGCCGGTCCCGACGTAACACCGCATGTTCAGCACCTCGGCCTCGACCGTTTCGCCACAATTCGCGCAAACCCGTTTTGCGGCGTGGTGCGGCGTGGTGCGGCTTGGTGCGGCGTCGCGCACAAGTAACGGGTCGCTAACGTGTGTTAGTTTGCCACTATTCGCGTCGCCGATTAGCGCCTCGAATAGCTCGAGGCGCTCGGCATGGCTGATTTCGTGCGCTCGGATTAGGTCGGCGACCTGACCGACGAGACGTGAACCCCGGCGCGGCATGGCTGAAACCTCTCGCTCTACCCGAGCGCGAAAGTTCGCTCTTGTATTCACCCGTCGTCAAGGCGAATGTTCGCGCCATGCCTACTATCGACGAGGGCCTAAGGCGGGTGGCGGAAATCGCCGAGGTCGTCGGCGTGACCGAGCTCGCCAGGGAGGCCGGCTTGCCGCTCTCGACGGTGCGCTCGTTTCGGGACCGTGGGTGGGCGCTCAAGAGCATTCCGAATTGTGAAAAGCTAATCGCGGCGGCCGAGCGCCTCGAGCGTTCCCGCGCGCACGCCCGGTCGGCGTGACGCCGTGCGCGTCGTCGGTGTGGATCCTGGCTCGGGCGGCGCGCTGGCCTTTCTAACCCTCGACAGCACCGGTTACCCGGTCGGCCTCGAGTGTGTGGATATCCCGACGTGTAAGGACGGCCGGCGAACCAAGGTCGACGCATGGGCGCTCGCCCGCGAGCTCGACGCGCGGTGCCAGCCAGCCGACGAGCCGCTCGCCGCCGTCATAATCGAGCAAGGCGGCGTCAGGCCGCAGAACGGACGCATCGGCGCCGCCGCGTTCTGGCTCGGGCTCGGCGAGGTGCGCGGCGTGTTCGCCGCCCATTTCGTGCGGCTCGAGACCGTCTCGCCGGCCGGCTGGAAGGCCGCAATGCGGGTCGCGCCCGGCGTCGGCAAGGAGGCCAGCCGGTTTCGCGCCTCGTCGATATTTCCCCGGTGGTCGGAACAATGGGCGCTCGCAAAGCAGCATGGCCGGGCCGAGGCGGCGCTAATCGCGCTGCACGGCGCAAACCGGCTGCTCGCGGGCAAGGTGCAAAACATCGCGTGAGGGTTCGTCGCTATGTCACAGGTCGGGAGCGGCAAGGGCGGCAACGGTTCCGGCTATGACGACGCCTTTCGCTCTCGGCTCACCGTTTACGAGCTCGCGGCCAAGCTGAAAGGCAAGGTCGGCCACGACGACAAGGGTCGCGAGGTCGTGCGTTGTCCCGGTCCCGACCATTCGGCCGGCGACGCCTCGCTCGCGGTGTGGCTGGACGCCGACGCGCCGGACGGGTTCAGCGTTCACTCTTTCTCGGCCAGGGACGCCGACCCGATAGCCTTACGAGATTTCGTTCGCCGGGAGGCGGGGTTTCCCGATTTCAAACCGAACGGCAAGGGCAACGGCCATGCGCACCCGCGCGACGAGATAACGGCCCGATACGTGTATGCCGGGCTCGACGGCGCTCCCGTCCTGGCGGTGAGCCGCACCAAGGCTAAGAAATTCCTCCAGCAACACCCGACCGACGACGGCGGGTGGGAATGGGGCGGCATACCCGAGGGTCACAAGGTGCCGTACCACCTCGACGAGCTCGTCGAGGCAATCGCGCTCGGCAAGCGGGTTTACGTCGTCGAGGGTGAGAAGGCCGCCGACCGAATGCGCGCGGCTGGACTACCCGCGACGTGTTCGCCGGGCGGCGCGTGCAAGTGGCCGGACCATTTTCAAAAATGGTTCACCGGATCCGACGTGACAATTTTGCCCGACGCCGACGAGCCAGGGCGGCGCCATGCGGCCAAGGTGCGGGCGAACCTCGAGAGCGTCGCGGCCTCGGTGCGCGTTATTCATTTGCCCGGCCTCATACCGGGCGGTGACGTGTGGGATTACCTCGCCGCCGGCGGCGACCCGGCCGCTATTGCGAACATGCGCGAGGGCCCGCCGCCGCGCGGCCACATGGCCGCCGAGCTCTGGCAAATGATTTTCCCGGCAATCAAATATGCGGTGCCGCTCTACATCGCCGAGGGTTTGACCCTGCTCGCCGGTGCGCCGAAGCGCGGCAAGTCCTGGCTGGCGCTCGACCTTTGTTGCGCGGTCGCATGGGGCGGTTACGCGCTCGGCGACCAACATTGCACCGAGGGCGACGTGCTCTATTGCGCGCTCGAGGATAGCCCGCGCCGCATGAAAAGCCGGCTGCATACCTTGTGCGACGCCGCCGGCCGGGCGCCGCCACGGCTGACGGTGTGGTTCGGGTCTGACCTCCCGAGGCTCGGCCAGGGATGCGAGGAAGCCTTGCGCGAGTGGCTCGGGTCGCACCCTGACCCGCGCCTAATCGTAATCGACACGCTGAATTACATTCGGCCCGAGCGCACCCGCGACGAGGATCCGTATTCTTACGACTATCGCTCGGCGACGACGCTGCAACGGCTGGCGAGCGAGTTCAGCGTCGCCATTGTCCTAATCCACCACACCCGCAAGAGCGCCGCCGACGACTACCTCGAGAGCATCAGCGGCACGAATGGCCTAACCGGCGGCTCTGATGCGGTGATCGTGCTCGAGCGCCAGGGTGACGGCTCGACGGTGTTCAAGGGCCGTGGGCGCGACGTGGAAGAGTTCGAGCTCGCGGTCAGGTTCGATAAGGACGAATGCCGCTGGCGCGTGCTCGGCGACCCGGTCGAGACCCGGCAAAGCGACACCCGCGCGAAAATCCTCGATCACTTGAAAGACGCCGGGTGGTTCCTGACGCCGGCCGAGATTGCCGCGCACACCGGCCTAAGCCGCAACGTCGTCGACCAACGCCTCTATTCGATGACCAAGGCCGGCGAGGTCGTGCGCGCCGGGCGCGGCAAATACGGATTGCCCGAGGTCGAGGTCGACGGCGGCAACGTCGTGCCGCTGCGGCCCGAGGACGACGACGAATGAGCGGGCGAAAGTTTCTTACGGGCCCGGTCGGCGAAGAGGGGGCCGTAAGAAACTGCCGTAAGAAACTAGAAGCGAGCAAAATCAATGATTAAGCGAGCGGTGTTCTGGGTGCGTTCTCAGTTTCTTACGGTTCTTACGACCCTATATAGAGGGGTGCGCCGTAAGAAACTCGCAAGCGCGGGTGTGCGGCCATGATTGCGCTACAGCATGACGGCCTTTCGCGGCCGGTCGAGAACCCGCGTTTGCGGATCCTAAGCCTTGGGGCTGGCGTGCAATCCTCGACCCTGGCGCTAATGGCCGCCGAGGGCGAGCTCGGCGACCCGCCCGACGCCGCTATCTTTGCCGACACGCAAGCCGAACCTGACGGCGTTTACCGCTGGCTCGAGTGGCTCGAGCCGCGCCTCCCGTTCCCGGTGCACCGGGTGACGCGCGGCGACCTTCGCGCCGAAGTGCTCGACGCCTCCAAAGGTGTTCGCAACCGGCTATTCCGCATTCCTGCTTTCGTGGAAGGCGAGGACGGCCGGGCCGCGCCGCTGACGCGGACGTGCACCGACAAGTACAAAATCATGCAAATCGACGCGAAGGTGCGGGCCCTACTCGGCCTCAAGCACGGCGAGGCGGTGCGGCATTTCCTCGGCCTCAAACGTAGCGAGCCGGTGCCGGCCGTCGTCGAGCAATGGATCGGGATATCTACCGACGAGCTCGAGCGGCTCCGCGTGTCGCGCAAACCCTGGCAATATCTCCGCTACCCGCTGATTGAAGCGCGAATGTCGCGGCGCGATTGTCTCCGCTGGCTCGAGGTGCGCGGTTACCCGAAACCGGCGAAATCGGCGTGCACGTTCTGTCCCTGGCACGATAACGCCGCGTGGCGCGACCTTCGCGACAATGACCCGGCCGGGTTCGCCGACGCCGTCGAGGTCGACCGCGCCATGCGCGCGGACGGGCTGCATTTCGGAATGCGCTCGAAAGCCTATCTGCATCGCGACCTCGTGCCGCTCGACGAGGTCGATTTGACCGCACCCGACGAGGGCGGGCTCGGGTTCGTCAACGAATGCTCGGGTCATTGCGGGGTTTAGGGTGTCGCCGCGCCGGGCGGGTGCGCCAGCCGCCGGTGCGCGGCGCAATAGGCGTCGCCGGGTGCGCGCTCGTCGCCACACACGACCATTTCCGCGCCGGCGCCGGCCAGCGGCCACAAACACCGCCCGACCACACCGCCGCCGCCCGCCGCCTCGAGGAACGTTAGGCCAGCCAGGGCGGCGGGCTCGGGTCTGACAGCGGCCGGCGCGAGACGTTTCATGCCGGCTATTGATACGGCGGCGCTACCCCGACGTGTAGGAAAATTCTTGCCAGGATCGGCCGAAAGGGTGTTGCCTCGGCGAGCGCGAAAGTTCGCGCTACAGCAAAGGGAGCGCGGGCCGCCATGACGGACGCACCTCGCTATGTCGGTCGCGAGCATCGGGCCGCGCCGAAGCGGCCTAATTTCATTCCGACGACACCGAAATACTTCGGTTACCAATGGACCGAGAAAGACCCTGACCTCGAATTCATAGTCGGGTTAATCGGCGAGAGCGGCCTTTCTCCCGAGGATATCGAAAACGAAACGGCGAGGCTGAATTGCAAGGTGAGCCGTTTTACAATCCTAAATTGGATTTATGGCTCTACCCGGCGCCCGCAAAACTACACGCTGACCGTCGTCGCGATGGCGCTCGGGTACGTCAAATCATGGGGCGAAGCGGGAGCGAAAGAGCGGCGACCCTTTCGGGTGATCGGGGGTGGCCGATGATCGACCCGGTTCGCCTTGCGCAATTCATGCTCTTGCCCGGCGCGTCCGAGCTCGTCGAGGCGTTCGCGAGCCTCCCGCCCGGCGAGGTGCGCGACAGCGCGGTCGCGCACGTTCAGGTGTTGGCGCGCGCCTCGGGATGGACGGCGCCGCACCCTTTCGGCGAGCGGGTTCAGCAAGCACGGGTCGTGCGCTCGGATCCGCCGCGTCTCACGAGCGCGGTCGGCGAAAAGCTGTCGGCGACGAGCCTCGAGGGGAAAATCGTCGAGCGGGCCCTACGGGGCGAGAGCGTCGACGCAATAGTGTGGAACACCGAAGCCTCGCCCGACTACGTCGAGCGGGTGCTACGCAAGGCGCGGCGCGTCGGCGGCATAGTGTTCCCTGGCGACGACGCTAAGCCGGCCACCAAGGCGAAGAAAAAGCCGCCGGCCAGCCGCAAGCCGGCCAAGTTCGCACCGGCGCCGGCGCCGAAGCCGCCGTATTGGTGGGAGGATCCGGCCTCGCCGATTTGGGATAACCCGTCGCTCTTGCCGAGCATGGCCGAGCGCGAGGCGTCGCTTTCCGGTGTCGGGCCGACCGACACTCGCGGGTTTGCCACCATGACCAAGGCCGCCAAAGAGCACGGCCTAACCTTGCGCCAGTACATCGCGCGCCGGCTCGATATCATCGCGCGCACCGAACGCGGCGAGGCGCCGGTCGCTATCTCGCACGCGCTCAAACTCAGAACACCGAGCGAGGTTTACGGGCTGCTGGCGCGGGTCGGTCGCAACCGCCTTCGGGTCATGCTCGAGGCCGCCGCCGCCGAGCCAGAGCTCGCCAAGCCAGAGCCCGCGCCGCCGACTATCGACCCGCGCGGGTTGTCAAATAAGGTCGACGCGGCGAGGCGGTGGGGCTTTGAGAGCCTCGAGGATTACGAGGCGTGCCGTGCGCGGGTGCGCGAGCTCCGCTTGCGCGGCGTCGCGCCGGCGCACATCGCACACCTCGTCGGCCAGCCGTGGAAGTTCGTCAGGAACACGCTCGACACCTATCGGCTCGCCGGCCAGCAATGGCCGCCGGTCGATATCGTCGCGCACGAGCGCGAGGCGGTCGCGTGATTAGCCCGCGCGACCGCAAGGCCGCCGCGACGCTCGCCAGTTTCGAGCAAGCCTTGACCCTGGCGACAAAGGCCGAGGGGCTGAAAGCGGCCTATCAACTCGCCGGCCGCCTCCTGAGACCGGCAACCGGCAACCGGCTATTGGGCGCCGCCGTCATGGCCGAGGACGCCGCGCGGGAGGCGGCAAACCGGGTGCGCTTGTCGCTCGGCGGCGAGGCGGTGCCGGATCCGGCCGACCCGCCTCCCGCTCGGCCCGATGACTGACGATGCAGAACCCCGGCCAAACCGCCTTCCGTGTGCGCAATGCGTGAACCTCGCGCCGCCCATTCACACCGGCGCCGCCTACTGCAAGGCGCATATGACGTGGGTCATGGCCGGGCTGCTTGTTCCCGAATGCCGCCATGCGCGGCGCCGCAAGGGTAGAGCCGATGACCGAGCCGGTTAGCGTTCGCGACAGTTTCGAGCGGTTTCGCAAACGCTCGCGCGACCTTTTGGACCTAGACGATAGCGAACGCCTCGAGGCGGTGCGGCTCGACGCTTACCTCGGAATTGGCGTGCTCGTCGGCGGCGGGTTTCCCGGCGCGGCGGCGGCGTTCGCCTACCTGCTAAAGCGCGACGACCCCGACGCGCAAATCGCGTGGCTCGACGACGAGGCCGACGCATGAAACACGAAACCCGCACACCCGAGGACATATGCCGCGAGCTCGTCGACGCCTTGCGCGCCGCGCTCTCGCCGCTGGCTGGCCTCACCGACGCGGAAATTCTGGCGCGGGCCGACCTCACCGACCCCGAGGCGCGGCTCGTTATCGCCACACGCCGGATCGTTCGGGAGTATGACGGTTGACCGCCTCGCGCTTCCCCGACGCGCCGGCGGCGATACAGGCGCTCAAAGTCGACGCCAGGGGCTACCCGGTTCCCTATTTCGTGTCGTGGATTGCCGGCGAGCCCGAGTTTCGAGCGGTCGACCCTCGGAAAATCGAGCGCGCCCACAACCGCGGCCTTTGCTGGATATGCGGCGAGCCTATGGCGGGTCAGGTGCGCGCGTTCGCTATCGGGCCGATGTGCGCAATCAACCGGCTCTCGGCCGAGCCGCCCGGCCACGTCGAGTGCGTCCGCTTCGCGGTGACCGCTTGCCCGTTCCTTTCGCGGCCTATGGCGAAGCGCCGGCCAATGGAGGGACAAATGCACCCGCCGGCCGGGCTGATGATACAGCGCAACCCCGGCGTAACCCTGATTTGGCATTGCCGCGCCTATCGCAAATTGCGGATCGACGGCGGCCTCTTGTTCCGCATCGGCTCGCCGCACCGGCTGGAGTGGTTCGCCGAGGGTCGGCCGGCGACCCGCGCCGAGGTGCTCGAGAGTTTCGAGACCGGCGAGCCTATCTTGCGGCGACAGGCCGAGCTCGACGGCCCTAAAGCGGTCGAGTTGTTCGAGACTATGCTCGAGCGCGCCGAGCGGCTCTTGCCGGCGTGAGGGGGCCGAATGCCAGAGTTCATCGAGAACATTCACGACCTACTCGTGCACGTTGTCGGTAAGACGCTCGGCGAAGCGCGCGACGACGGGCGGCTACGCGAGCGTTATCCGAACCTGGATCCTGACGAGCGGGCGGTCGCATGGGTGCTCGACGGTATGACGCTGCATAGCCTTCGCGGCCTTATCGAGCTCAGAGTGCGCCAGGGGTGGAAAGAATGAGCGACGACCTCGACCAAGAGGCCGCCGACCGGCTGGCCGAAATGGTGGACGGCCTAACCGAGAAATTGCCGGCTGGCCTCGGGTTCGTCGTGTTCCTCGTCGCCGACGTGGGCGACCATTTCGAGGCTATTCTCGCCGCGTCGATACCGCCCGAGGATTTCGCGCCGGTGCTGCGTCGCTGGCTTGCCCGATACGACGCCGGCGAGGACGGCGTCGACCGTGCCAACTGAGCTCGCCGGTTACGTCGCGTTCGTCGTCGTGATCGTCGCAATCGCGCTGGCGCTGCTCGTGCTCGACCCTCCCGAAAAGTAAGGGTATTTTCGGCCCGCCGCTCGAGCCGCGCGCCGCGATCAATCCTCACCGGGAATGCGCATGGCGGTCGCATCGGGCTCGGGCGGCACGCCGGGCCTTCGGGTCAGCCTCAACCTCGCTCGAGGGTCCGGCACAGTTCCGAGGGCGTATGCCGAAGAGCCGCCACAAGCCGACCGACCCGCAAGCCGCCGCCCGCCGCCGGCTCGAGCGCCAGGAGACCGACGCCGAAATCGGGCGCCTACGGCGGCAAGGTGCGGTCGTCAGCCTCGACCGGGCCCGCCGGATCGTCTCGGCCTATCGCGCCTCGGCCTTCCACAAGCTCAGAGAGAGCGACACCATAAGCGCCAGCCAAGCCGCCGCCGCCGAGCGGCTCTGTTCGGATTGGGCGGTGTGGCGCGGGCTGGACGGGAGGCCGCCGCCGCTCGAGGTGCACACCGAGTGGAAGCGCGCGCCCGATATCGTCACCGACCGAATGCTCGTCGCCGGCAACCGGGTCGATAGGGTGCTGCGTCAGGTCGGCCCGGTCGACCGGGAATTGCTGATTAGCCTCGTCGCCTCGGCGGTCGAGGACGATAGGCCGATACCCTGGCGCGACACCGTGCGGCGTGTGACCGGCGTCACGCAAACCGTTCGCCAGTCGCAAATGATCGTCGCCGCCTTAGGCAATCTGGCGCGTGCCTATGGCGCTGTTTAGCGACGCTCACCTCGAGGCGATGCGCGACGCGGTCGCGCCGTGGGACGGCTGGACCGACGACGTGCTCGAGGACGTGGCCGAAACTCGAGGCGGTGTGCGGCAATTGCTTATGGTCGACACACCCGAGGGTGAGCGGATCCGCACCGGCGCCGGCGCCGCTCGGCTGGTGCTCGAGCTAAGGCGGATTATCCGCGCGTGCGGCTATGGCGGCACGCTACCGCTGGCGCCTAGATAGTTGCCAGCCTCTAGGGCTAGGCGCATATCTTGGTTATGGCGCACGAAACGCGCCCGAATTGGTACGGCCGGCGGTGGCGCAAGCGCCGTGCGGCGCAACTCGCCGCCTTCCCTTTTTGCGCAATGTGCCTCGACGAACGGGTGTTCACCGTCGCCACGGTGGCCGACCATATCGAGCCGCACCGTTTCGACCCGGTGAAATTCTGGGACGGCGCGCTTCAAAGTCTCTGCAAACGCCACCATGACCGGGACAAACAGTTGCTCGAGGCTGGTACGCCGCTGCTCGGTGTGGACGCTGACGGCTGGCCGGTGGCGAAGCGTTCCCCATTCGAGGAAAGGCGGTTTCCCTCGGATATCCGACCCTCGGCCATACCCCTAACGATGGTGTGCGGTCGGCCAGGGTCGGGCAAGTCGACGTATGTACGCGAGCACGCCGCACCCGGTGACACCGTTATCGACCTCGACCTAATCCTCGCCAGCCTATCGGGCGAACCCGAGCACGCCGTCGTTGCCTCCCGCTGGCTCGGCCCGGCGCTCGAGGTGCGCAACCGCTGTCTCAGGGCGCTGCAATCCGCCACGGCTGGCCGAGCATGGTTCGTCATCAGCGCGCCGGATCCTGGCGAGCGCCAGCTATGGGCCGAGCGCCTCGGTGCCGAGCTCGTCGTGCTCGAGACGCCGCTCGCCGAGTGTATTCGGCGCATCAGGGCCGACCCGGCGCGCGCTGGACGCGCCGACGCGATGGTGCGCGCGGCGAGGGAGTGGCGGGGTAGCCTAGGGGGGGTGGGCGCCGTCCAAAAGGGCTCGAGCTAGGACAACGGCCC